TTACATAAGCATTAGGGGCTGATGGATCCTGTACAATATCAACAGTGTTCAGCATAAAATCATCTGCTACATAGTTGCTACCATTCTTCATTTCTAGACTTCCCATACCACGACTAGACACTCCAAGTTGAACGCCACCTTCGACAAGACCTTTTACAATCTGGCCCATAGGCGTATCCAAAATAAGTGCTTTTCCCATCACATTGTTACCGTCCCATTTAAGTTCAGTAATTCTGTGAGAAACTTTATCCAAATTAATGGAAGGTCCATCAGGGTGATTCAATTCACCAACTGCACGACCTGTAATAACTTGCTCATTGACAAATTTGTCAACGGCTCTTGTAAGAACTTCACGTGTATATATACGTCCATTCTTGTTCTTGTTCTCAGCTTGCATAAACACACCTTCTAAAAAGGTTTGCTTTACACCATTCTTAGCTTCTGTTATAGAATAGCTAAGTTGGTTCTGAGTATATTCTGTGATTAACTTCATTTAAACTCCCATTAATTTGATGAATTCTTTAACTGCTTTCTCAGCTGAAGCTAGATCTTTATATTTGTCAAGCTTAACGCCATCAATATATAGATTGAACTTGCTGGTAATAACCGCAGTTATATTTTTCTTCTTCCCAAGCTTTTTCATTTCCTTGGATACCTTTTCACCTTTCGGGAGCTTTAATTTAGCTTCTATTACTTCATTAAATGATTCTTTAAACGTTAGCATCTGTTACTGTTTCCCCTTCTGGTGTCTCCACCGCAGGTTCTTCTACTGCTGGAGCATCGTTAGTAGCTCCATACATTTTAGAAGCAACTTCTTGTTTATGTGAATCTAATGCACTTATAAGCTTATCTTGCATAATACTATTAAAAGTATTGTTGCTTTTTTGTGCATCACCCGTTTTTATATTGTCAATTAGCGTTCTTGTTGTCATAATCTCTCTGTATAGTATTTATAAAAAAGTATATTCTAAGTAAACTTTTTGTTTACAACCCATTTATATAGCTGAATTAGCTATATCAGGATTAATATCATCAGGTTCCATAGGATCTTTTTCGTTATCCTTAGCAATCTGTTTAATCATATCATCATCCAATTTCAGAATATTTCTACGTACCCAGTCTTTAGACCAGAACGTACCAATATATTCGTCCATCATTTGAAGTGTCTCTATACGTTCCTTCAGGATTTCAGCATCCTTAAGTTCAGCATAGTAGTTATCTCTAGAAAACTCAACAGTAATATCTTCACGGATGTTTACCCAGTCACTTGGCACAATAATCTTCTTAAGGATCAATTGCCTTTTAAGTGCTTCATAGAATAATGTTGAGAACTTATTACGGCAACGATCTATAAACTTTTGGAATTTAAGTTCGTCACGTGTAATTTCTGAAGAGCGACCTACTGAGAATGCATCAGCTTCTTGTAGTCTGCTCATAGGTATATTTAAAGACCTATATAATTTGTTTTGGAAGTACTGTACATCTTCAATCTCACCAAGGTTAGAACCACCCGGTAGAGTATCGATTTCAGTACCACGACCACCTTCTCTTCTTGGTAACCAGAAGTCTTCCATAATATTACGATGAATCTTTTCATCTTTAATAGCACCAGTAGTAGGATCATATACGATCTTGTTACGGTATCTATTCATCGTGTTATTAAGGTATTCCTCAGCCTTACCCTTAGGTAAGTTACCTACATCAATATAAAATATACGACGTTCAGGTGCTCTTGATATACGATAGATAACTAGTGAGTCTTCCATCATGCTTAATTGATTAATAGGCTTTAGGGCTTTTTGTAAGTAACCTACAACCTTATTACGTTCTTCGTTTAACATACCTGAGTTAACTTGAATAATAGCATCAGGGTTAATACGTAATCCCTCACCACTTTGATTCATCTGATCATCTTGATACAAATAATACTCAGCAACTTCTCTTACAAGCTCAGCTCCAGTCTTAGGATCTTTAACCTTCTCAGTCTCTTTGATCTTACGAATCTTTGTAGGATCGATTTGTCTTAGTTCTACTATACCTGCATCAGGTTTAGCTGGGTTGATAATACAATGATAGAATAGTCTACCATCGATATACCAACGTCTAAATGTATCGTATGCTGTATTTGAGAAGTTAGTTAAACTTAGAATTCTATCGAACTCTTCCATGATTAGATCTTTAACATTGTCTGCTTGATCTAGGTTATCTAGGTTTAGTTTAACAACAACACCATTCTCATCAGTGATTGCTTCATTACATATATCTTCAATAGCCATATCAACTTCTGGATATGTTGCTACCGAACGGTACTTCATGATTAGATCTTTATCATTCTTGTACTGATCTCCATTGAGATCCATGTATTGACCAAAGTATCCACCTGTCGGGGATATCTCATATGCACCATCCTCGTTATCTGGTGTGAACGATACGGGTTTCTTTTCTTGTTCTATTGCTTTACGTTTAAACTCAAAGCCAAATAGTGATCTGTTTTCTGCCATTTATATTATCCTATACACTCTTTTCTAAATATCTTAATTTTATTTATAACACTTAGAAAAGAGTGCCCGAAGGCACTCCTTATGTTATATCGATGAATTACGATGTCTTGTCAGACTCCCAATACTGTATTTGCATTTCCACTTCAAACTCTTCGATCACATCACCACTTTCATAACTTAGTTCAATTGCACCTAAGTTAGTTGGGAATGTACCACGAATGTTATAAGTTTTCTTTACTGTACCATCTTTGTCAAGTTGTTGAACAATCATATCAGCCATATAAGAACTAGGTTGTGTTAACCCTGTATTGTTCTCATGTTGATTAATACCATTCATCCACTGTTCGAAAGAATTACGTACGTTAAAGTCAGTATCGTTAATAATAGTAACCGACCATGGATCAAACGTCCTGTCACCTGCAATCTTCAATTGACGACCTCTGAATGGAACTTCAATAGGTGTTATTGTTGATGCTGGCATCGAAGATGCTTTACACATGTATGATGCCAATTCTACATTCGCTGTAACATAACTTGGAAAAGCCATTGTTACTTTGAATAGATTAGGTCTAGCACCGCCGCCAACTAGTTTGGCTTTCATATCATCTACGCCTAAAATTGCCATCTTTAATTACCTCCTGCTATTTCACTAAACTCTACGCCCGTTCTTGTAGCGATAAAGTTTAAGGTGATAAAGTTAATAGATCTTGCAGGCTTGACATAAATGTCAGCAACAAACTTATTAGTATCGATAATAGTACCAGTATTATTGGTTCCATCACAAATTACTTTAAAGTCCGTAATACCTCTACGACCTTTAACATCACGTAAAAAAGGTTCAACCATATTTCTGAATTGAGCCCTCGTAAATTCATCATTAAATTCGAATAATGATGCTTTAGATGCTGTACTAACTGCCTTCTCAAGAACAATGAATAGTCTCCTAACATTAATTCTGTCGAATGCACTTGGCTTGCTTTGTAAAGTTTTATCACCAAACAACACTGTACCTTGACCAGGGAAAGTTACAATAGGGTTTACACCTGTCTTGTATAATGCATCTCTTTCTGCTTGGTTAGGGTTCCATGCTAGTTTAGTAACGTTCCTCACATTACCACGTGTAAATCCAGCCGGCGAGAACCATGCATCAGCAACTAAATCAGCGTTAGCTGTTAGTCCTGCTGTAGCACCACTTGCCGCAATCCAACGATATACATCATTGTATTTGTCATAAACATAAAGTGAACTTGAATCTGCAAAGCCGTAAGACGTTGAAGTTAAAGCTGTTCTCCATGCTGCTACTGCCGTAGCCGCTGCACTTGACGTTGCGTTTACCGTTGCCGCTCTCTCTGGAGAGACAAAGCCTACCGCATCTTTTCTTGCTGCACATTTTGCAGTGATGAAATTACTTAGTGTTCTTGTATCAGCTGCACTCAATCCTGAGTTTGCTTGGAACATTAAGTTTACATCCATTGTTTCTGCATCAGCGAAATAAGCATATGCCGTAGTAGTCTCACCTACAGATAATACGTTATCATCAATACCACCAGTTAAGTTGGCAAAGAATGAAGCTACAGTAACAAATGTCTCACCTGCTGCAGAATTACCTGCCTCAGATAGAGCTGCTGCGTGGTTTCCGATATGAACCCATTGTGACCCTGCATTAATTACATCTTTGTAATATAATGTTGAACCATCTGAAGACTTAACGTTACTTGCCTGACTTAAATATGTCCAATATTCAAGCACTGTACCAGCTGCGCCTGTAATTGAACCGTTTACGTCATAAACCCACAAGTGAATTTCATCATTAGAACCGCCAACCGCGGCCGCTCCTGCTGATGTTGTTGGTAAGCCTTCGACATTACTCAACTGCCATGCTGTACCTGTTTGACCTGCTGTAAGAACCGAAACTCCTACCGCATTACCTGTAACACCAGGGTAACGAGCTTGTGCCCAGTCCGCTGCTGCAGGTGATTGGCTACTGAAAACAGTAGCGTTTTGTGTTAATATACCAGTACCCGACACTGTCGCGTTACGTGCTGATGTACCAACTGCTCTGACAACTTTTAAATTGTTGCCATAGCTTAGAAACTGGGATGCAGATAGAACACTTTCAAAAGTATTCGCGTCTGGTTTTCCGAATTTCTCAACCAATTGAGTTTCCGATGTAACAGTACAAACTTCATTCGCTGGGCCCCACGTAAACGAACCGGCCATAGCTCCTATAGTTGATGATACTGACGGAACGACATTGGTCAAATCGATTTCTTTTACCTGTACTCCAGGCGAAACTAGATTAGCCATCTAAACTCCTTCATGTTAATTATAAGATTTTCATAATACGTGCATTTCTC